TGCAGTCCTATTAATGTTTGTTAAATCTTGACGACCCGAAACTGCATCAGTAATAACATTTAGTTTGTAAGCAGGACTAGTAGTTCCTATACCAACATTAGTACCATTATCAAATATAATTGAATCCCCCAACGTATTTGATGCACCAAATAAAGGTATAGTTCCTGCAGTCCCAGAAATTGATGAAGTAGGTACTGCACTTACATCGGCAGCACTTAACGTTACTATTCCTGTGTATCCATTAACCGAAACTACTGCATCGGTATTATCTACCTTTTGCCAAGCCGTTCCGTTAAAAATAGCCCAATCTCCTAAAGCCCATTCTGTAATTCCATTTAGGTTTGTAGAACCTGCAACCGATACCACATAGTAATATCCTTGCGTTCCAACACTCGAAGTTAAAGTAGGTGTATTTGTTGAAGCATTCCAAGTACCTTGATACTCCACACCTCCTGCCAATCCGTTAACTTGGTTTTGTAACTTACCTATACCCGTTAATATTGAATCGGTAGAAACTACTGCAGAACCCGTTACGCTTAAACCTGTTAAGACTTTTCCTGTAACTGCACTATTAACCAATGTAGGACTTGCATAGTTACCCTCTAATTCACCACCTGCTGCGATACCCTCTATTGAAGTTAGATAAGTACTATTATCGTAAGATAAAGTAGTACCACTTGCTTTTACAAAGCCAGTTCCGTTGATTTGCGTTTGTTGAATTGCAGTTGCTATATCAGTTGTGATGTCATAGCTTACGTTATCTCCATTTGAAGCATTTACTGCTATCTCATCAAGTTTATTTACTGCTACTGCTTCGCATACTAAAACTAACGTACTAGTTACTGCGTTGGTAATAGTATATTTATGCCCTATAATTAATCCTGAAGCACTAATCAAAGTTTGTAATGCAGCCCTTGTTAAATTTGTATTAAATACATTTTGAGCCTTTATATTAGCAAAGTCGGTAGGACTTCCACTCATTAAAACATCATCTTTTTCAAGGGATGTTAACTCTACGGCTGGATCGTTAAATTGTGGCATATTATTCTGTTATTATGTAATTACCTGTTTCATCTGTGATAGGTTGGAACTGCTCATCGTAGATTATTTCATCTCTACCAGCATCTTCCATCGCTATAATTTTAATATATTTCTTTCGTTCTTGTACTATTTGGTAAGCGTGTATTACTAAAATTCTATTCTCAAATTGCACCCTTATTTTTTTATTCAATGGTGGGTAATCTTCATACCTAATTATTACTTCATACGCTTGGTTTAGTGTAATTTGTCCACCATCAACACCACGAGAACCACTCAAAGGCGTAACCTTTGCCCACAAAGTAATATCAGTACGCTCCGTTGCATCCGTTCCACCGCTTCCATTTGGAGTAGTTGAGTAGTTTATTAAACTTATCCTATCTCGAAGTTTACCTATCATATCCCTAATATCGTATTTCGTGAGTAACTTTGTGCCATTTTTTTAGCATCGTTTGATAACTCGTTAAATGTACCATCTATATAGAAGTTTTCTCTATTCTCATAGCTTGTAGCTACCTCTTTCATTATTGCTACTTTTAAAGCCTTTGGTAGCGTTGTAAATCCTGCCGTATATGTTATTGTTACCCCCGTAGAATTTACGCACCACAAGTACTTATATTCAAGCCCTTTGGTATCGTAAATTAAAGTCGTACCTGCATCATTAACACAAGCCGAAATTACTGCATTAGGTTGGTAAGGAATTTCAGCCCATCCATCCAATACATCCCATCTACACTTTAAAGTCTTTACACCAAATGAAAGGTTTGTAAACTTCTCTAATCGCTCCCTTGCATCTGTTATTAATTCGCCTAATAAAGTATCTTCTGCAGTCGTGGTTATCCTTAAGTAATCCCTTACTTCTGCAACCGTAACTGGTTCGCTTGCTAAATCTGTAACTATTTTAATTTCCATTATGCCGTTATATTAACTATATCATCATTGCTTAACATATATTCAAAATACATTAAGCCTATTATTCTATTATCTACTTGTGTTAAAGTTCCTTTTAAACTTCCTAAATCTAATCTTTCTAAAATTTCAGGACCTCCATTAGTTTGCGTTGCACTTGGTAATTTTAACTGCCCATTTATTGCAATATTCAAAAGATTATTTGCACCACTAAAATCGTAACCTATCGCTATTGAGTAAATGCCATCAGTATCTAATGGATAATCATAATTATTTACATTACTTGCCCCTCCTAATGTTTCAATATAAATATGCCTCATCATTGATGTTGAACAAGTAAGATAGTTCTCTAAAGAATCATTATCATTAATACTAAACAAAGTATCAACTTTGGCTGAATCCGATTCATATATTCTCGCTCGGATAAAAATAGTACCCTTTAAAGTACTCCAATTTATTGTGGTGTTATACGCTATATCTTTCCAACTTCCACCATCAGTTATTAGTAAATCAGGGCAAGTATTACTATAGTCAACACGAGGTACATTAATAGCCATACTTTCCGTTGCTCCTGCTTGGTCTATTCTATTTGCAGCACTTGAACGTGTCCATACAAAGTCCCCTGCACCATCCGTTGGCTTCATTGAATACAAAGTACCAACCTTATACCCATTCTTCTTTGTAAGGCTTAAAAATAGCAAACTATCACTATATGCTTCGGTCTTTATCATTTCGTTTTACGATTGCCTTTAAATTCCTTTGTTTTCTTCTCTACCTTAAGTTCTTTTTCTTCAATTTCCTCTTTCACTTCCTCAACCTCTTTCAAGTACCCAACCTTTATAAATTCAAGTATTTTAGGTGTAGCATTTACTTCGTAAGTAAACCCTCTTTTGAACCTATCGCCATCGTGGATAAAGTCCATTTTTGATATAACTTTCATATTACAAATATACTAAATTTTACTAAAAGTTTTAGCAATCTTTGTATTTCCATTTGAAACCACCCGATTGTTTTAGACTACCATTACAAGCACTTGTTATATTTCTGCTAATACCCAATACCCTGCAAGCCTCCATAGCACTCCTAAATTCAGCTATATAATTACCTTGTAAGTCCATTTGTATTACTGCTCTACTTTTACCATTATTAAGACTTTGTAATCTTTTTGTTTCTTCGCTTCGTTTAGGCATTTGTATAGTTTTTAAAGTAGCTTGTATTTTCGCTATATGTTCGGGGTTTTTCTTTTTACCTTTAGCAGCATTCGACATTTTAAGTTTCGTTTCTTCACTATGCTTTCTACCTTTCCAAACCTTACCTAAATTCGCTTTCCATTCATCACTAAAAACAATGCCTTTTCTACTTTCACTCATTTTTTGCTTACTTTCATTACTCATAAACCCACTCTTATCAGTAGTTGCCGTATAACGTAAATTTAAGCCATCTAAGACACTATTATAATACTCTTGGTAGTATCGCTCATAATAGTTTAAATCTTCTAATAAACACTCTTTAATTAATTCTATTGAATGATTAGCAAAACCATATTTTTCAAGTGAGTTAAATAGCTTTGGTTGCTTTTTACACTTATGATTTTTATAAGCACTATATCGCTTATTGTAGTTTGTTGTTTGCCCTATGTAGTGTTTACCAATTGGCGAAGTTATTTTGTATATTCCTATCATAAAAAAAGCAGGGAGCTTTTAAATTCCCTGCTATAAATATACGAATATTTTATCTTATTACACTATATTCCTTAGACTATATTTCCGAGGTCAGCGTAAATTGCTGATGCTGGCATCATAAGGTTTATCGCTTCGTAACATTCAACACGAGCAGTTACCAAGTTTTGAACAAAGTTTGTTCCATTTTCGTAAGAGAATGTAACATTTAATCCCTCAACTTCAACTCTTTCAATAAAGTCTCTGTCAATGATTAATACTTTGTCATCAGTTACCCAAGAAGCCTCTAACACTGGAGTACCCCAAATTGTAACACCACCACTACCATTTAAGATGATTGCACCTGCACCTGCGTAGTAACCTTTAGCAAATGTAGCGATAATTAATCGTGCCATTTGATTAGGGCTAACTAAAGCAAATGATGCGTTGTAGTTTGCATTTTTAGTATTTGCAATTAATTGTACAA